GTCGTCGTCGCATTGCCGCCAATTCCTCCGATCGCGGGCCAGTTAGCGGCGCCGATCGGAATATTCGTCGTGTCGATGATCGGATAGCCGAGCAATGTGCCAGCGTCGATCTCGGCCTTGAAAGCAAAGATCTCCTGATTGGTCCGCAGCAAGCGCAGAAATTCTTTGGTCCGCGCATTGAAGATCCAGACCGGTGCCAGCATCGGCACGTTTTGCATGCGCAGCCCGAGGATCATGCTTTTGAGCGCCTCGGTGACATCGGTCACCCCGCCGACCGGCGGCGTCGCGGTCGGGTCATACACCGGGAGATAGCCGGCAGGCACGAAGCGACTTCCCGCCGGCGGGGCGGCGGGCACCAGAATGCCAGCCGGCCCGGCGGTCGGCCCTGCAGTCGAAAAAAACACCGTATCGATGGTACGCGCGGTCCCTTGCAGCATATCGTCGCGGATCAATTGCTCGACCCCTGGCGAGGAGCGATGCAACAGCTCGTTGGTCGTCGGCACGATGACGGCGAGCTTTGACGGCGTGAGCTGCAATTGCCCGAAATTCAGTCGCTCGACGCGGATCGACCCACCCTCGCCGACATAACCGCCCGCGACCCCGCCGGTCTGCCGCGGGATCAACAGGGTCCCCGCGGCGTCGAATTCGAGCCGTCGCATGTTCGGCATGCGGGCGACGATCAGCAATGGCCGCAGCATCTCGATGAACTCCTCGCCGAGATGCTCGATGAGCACTAGAAAGCCGCCCCCGGTCCCATCAAGCGGCGCTGCAGGGTTGATTGCGCCAGGGCCGCCGGTCATCGGCGGTGTCCCCGCCCGCCCGTGCCACGAGAAATGCCGGATGATCTCGCTGAGCTCCTCGTCACCCCAGCGATGCAAGGCGTAATCAGCGGCGTCGCGTTGCCCTGCGACACAGATTGCGATCGCCCAGCGTGTGAAATCTGCGCCTTTGTAATCGTTGGAGCGGGCGACCGGCCGTTGATAGCCCATGGCCGACATCGCGGGGATACGCGCAGCACCGCCACTGTGCGGCACGAGCGACGTCCCCGGCCTTTCCCCGGGGATCGAGGAGCGCACGGGTTGCGCTTGGCGCGCGAGCAGACTTTCGGCCGCCTGCCAGCGGTCGATCTGGCGGTCGAGGCCTTCGATGCGCTCGCGCAGCACGTCGAGGGCGTCGCTTTCGGTTTGGTCGAGGTCGCGGCCCTCGTCGAGCGAGGGCTGAATGGCCGCCTCGAAATTGGCGACCAGGTGGCCGCGCTCGGCATGCAATGCCGAGAGGCGTGACGATAGGCTGTTCATAAAAACGGTCCCTATTCTGCGCAAGGGACCCGATGCACCGGGCAGTTTAGGCCGGGGAGCGCCCGGCCTTGAGCCGCGCCAGCGTCTCCGTTGCCTGGTTTCGCCGCTCAAACTTCGGGGCAGAGGCAACGGGTTCGCTAGGGCGGTATTCGGAAAACACGCGGCGCAGAAACGCCGGGTGCGGGTCGATCGAGCGGGCGAGCTGCACCGCGTCCGGGTTCGCCGGCACGGTCACAAGGCTCAGCTCCATCAGTTGCGAGCGCATAAAGCGGTAGCCGATCCAGTGCTGATCGGCGTCGAGGCGGTCCTCGATCTCGATCGGGATAAATCCGACCGAGACGGCGCGCAGCGCCTTGAGCTTCACCAGGCGAAAGAGCTTGTCGACAAAGGAGTCGACCCCCTCGGGCAGAAACTCGACGCGTGCATGTGTCTCAGTCATCTGGGCATTGGCGGCGAACTCGCGCACCGAGCCGATCGGCGTCTGCCAGGACTGGTGCCCCCACAAAAAGACCGGGTTGCGCCAGAAATCATCGAGATCCCAGGACTGCTCGATGATGTCCCCGTAACGGTCCTCGCGATTGGTCGAGGCGATGAACCGCCCGGAGCGGTCTTCGGTGACCGTGAGCTCGGCCTGCTTGATGACAAAGTCGGGTCGGCGCGATTTCACGGCTTCCTCCTCCATGCGCTCGAAATAGTGGTCGAGCATGGCGCGCGCGCGGTCGAGCACGTCTTGCGGGGCATCGGTCTGCGGCAGTCGCGACGCCGCCGCCCGTAGACCCGGCGGCGAGGCCTTCAACTCGCCGGAGCGGACATGCGCAAACGGCAGTTTGTAGGAACCGCGCAACTCGGGCTCGTTTGCGTCATAGATCAGGAACCCGCGGCGGGCCCGGGCGGGGTCCGGGTCGTCGTCGTCAAACCCGGCCCAGCGGAAGATCGAGTCGCGCGCTTCCTGGCCGTCCCACTCTTGCGAGTTGTCGATCGGCAGATCGCGATCGGCGCCGACGGTCCAGTCTTCGGCGCGGGTGACGCGGGCCGGCACCGCGACGGCCCGCCCGGCGGCGATCACGGCGGCGGCTCCTCGGGCGGATATTCATCCTCGTCACCGGTGTCAACCTCGATCGCGATGACCTCGACCGACTCCTGCTCCTCGTCGGGCATCTCGTCGTCGTCGGTCGGCTCCTCCTCGTCGGGCATCTGGCGGGCCTCGTCGATGGTCGGGTCGACTGGCTCCATCTCTTGTTCGGGGGAGCCGTCGCCGACAGTGGCGTCGCCGTTCTCTATGTCGGGTGCGACGTCCTCGCGTGTCGTGCGCGCCTGGCGCAGATAGCTGTCGGCGAGAGCGAGCGCGGCATTGCCACGGCCTTGATCGGCCTGCGTCGCCTGCATCGCCATTGTCATAGGCGCGGCGGAAAGCGCGCGCGGTTGCGGCGCGCCGGCATGTCCACGGCTGGTTGTGAGGACGGCTCGGTTGAGCATCTCGCGCATTCGTCGCTCCCAAGTAAAAAGCCCCGGAGGGGGGGACCCGGGGCTTTTTGCCATCATGATTTGGCTGGGGAGGGGGAACTCTCCGCAGATACCAAATATGTCGCCGAATTAGGGAACGGCCGTCAAGGGTTGATCATCGTTTTGGGCGGCGAGGGCTAGTTCGATCTCGGCCGCGGCGCGGCGGTAGCGACGATTGATTCGGAATTACGTAGGAAACGGCAATCGATCGCGATGAAAGCTTCGACTCGTTTGATCAGACGTGCAAGTTCACCGGATTGCTCCAATTCGGCGATCTTATCGCGGACCTCGCACGATGATCGCCGTAAGAACGTCGCGATGAATTCGAGCGAGTTTTTCATTCGAACGGTAATGGCAAGTTCGAGGAGATCTTCCTCGGACCATTCTTTGCCAGTGTTCAGGTCTGGCTGATCGTCAGGCGAGACTCGTGGCTCGGCCATGGATATCGCTTCTCCTCCGCGAAGCGCTTTCGCGTCAGCATCCTAGGTGTGTTTCCGAGTTGCGTTTCCGACATATCACCATTCACCAAGGCTTGCCACCATTGCAGGAATTTTGTATTCGCCAATGCCATGTTCATTGTTGCAAAAGAGCGGATCGCCATGTTGAACGTGATGCCAATAGATGAAATTCTGAAATTCCGTGCGGCCGGGTAATACGGCCATTCGAGATGACGAATTCAGGCGGCCAAAGCCTTTTTATTGTTAGGTGTCTTGCATAGTTCACGCATCTGCGCTGGCGTGACGCCCAGATATTGAAGCATCACTTTGCGATTGTTCGCAGAGCTGCAATCAGACTGAGAGCCTGCCTCAAAAGCCTCCTTTGTCAACCATTGACAGCCACGGACCGCTTTCGAATCCGACAGCAGCCGTTCGCTCCTGGTCGCAGACGACCGCCACCAATATTAGCGCTGCTCGGTCGGTCGTTGAGGACGCCAATATTCCGCAGGTCACCACCCAGCTTACGCAGCAGCAGATTCTCCAGCAGGCGGGCGTGTCTGCGCTGGCGCAATCGAGCGCCCTCCAGCAGGCTTTCCTCAAATTGCTACAATAATCAGCAGCGGACTCTAAGGCGCGCCGAGGGATCCGTCTTCACAGCGAAAAATCGCATGGAGCGGGCCCCTCGGGCAACCGAGGAAATAGCTCATGGCGGCCATAAGCGGCGTTCTAAGCTCGTCCCAAATAACATCGCTGATCGACCAGGCGAGCGCCGCTTATCAAGCTCCGGCGAACACCCTACAGGCGCAGGAGAAGCCGATACAGGCGCAGATTTCGGCTCTCGGGAAAGTTCAGGGCGCCCTGTCAAGCCTACAATCGGCGCTTGCCGGGCTGGCGGACGTGGGTACCCTTCCGCAACGATCGGTGACAACATCGCCGAGCGGCGCGGGCGACGCCACAGTCACCAACG